TGTGGGTAGGCACTTTTTGGACATGAAATTTCATCTTGCATTCCGCCTTTGAATGTGGTACAATTTATGATATTGGAAAGAAATCCACACACAAGAAAGGAACGAAAATGAAGAGCAAAAACAACAGGATAATCAGTATTTCTTTCGTTACACATTTCTTTATGACGATTGCGATATAATTGAATACAAAACAAGTTGTAAATTTTCGAGTGATAAATTTGCACTTGCATTTGCAGTATTTTTTCGTATGGATAATTTGAAAGATAAATTTGGTGATATTTTAAGTATAGAAATTTATAGAGATGATATGGAAGTTGAAAATTTGATTGAACTAATGATTTACTAAAGAAAGGAACAAAAAATGACAAAGTATGCTTTTGATTTTGAACTTCGTGTAAAAGATGATTTGCTTGATGATTCGTTTATGATTCAACATATTTTCGTTAAGGAATTTCCTAACGAATATGAAGCTGTTATTCATGCACTTTTTTGTATAGATATTTTCAAACTTCTTGAAATAGAAACTCATTCTGTTTTTGTGTATGAAACGAATGGATACGGAAACAAAATTTTAAATCTTACACTTATGTGATTATAAGGTGAATTCACCTTGTAATATATTGTAAAGCATTAAACGAAACGAAAGGAGAATAATGTTGTATGCGAAAAATAAGACGTACATTCAACTTGAGTAAATGTTATGGAAGTAGGTACAATTACGACACAGAAGAATTTGAGGATTATTATTTTGAGGTAATGGGCAATTACACGCCCAAACGTGCAACGAATTATGCTAGACGATATTTCAAAGATAATTCAATTCAAATCTTTAACGTAGAAATTGAATCTAGCATGTATGCGATTTCACCTGAAGATTTCCTGAAATATGGAGAAAGGATTAAGTAAAATGGCTAAGGCAATTCAGAAGGCAATGGAAACGGCAATTGAATCTAGCGAAAATGTAAACTTCAATATTCCGACTGGTTTTATTAACACGTTTGACCTTGCAACTAACGAAGGTAAGATGAAGGTCGTAAATGCAACGAATAATTCCGTACCTCTTAAGGATTATATGGACACGGAACTTCATATCGTGGATTGTGTCACTATGCCTGGAATTCGAAAAGGTCGTAACGGAATGCCTGATACTGAATGCAAGAATGTTCATCTGATTGATGAAAACGGTGTTTCTTACTTTTCGCAGTCTGATGGTGTTGCGCGTGCTGTTCAAATGTTTGCAGCAATGTGGCCTGATTTTGGTAAACATTCTACGACTGAAGGATATTTGGCAATTAAGTGCATTGCTCAGGAATTGCCGAATGGGAATACTCTGAAAACATTGGTTTTTGTTGACTAGTTAAAACAGAAACCGAATTAAAAGGAATAGCCGAATTGGAGACAGTTCGGCTATTCTGATATAAGGAGGTGATTATATGGCTAAAAAGGGTATAAAATCTGTTGTTCAGAAAATGAGTGGCGAAATTATAGACACTCGCAAAGCTAGCAGACTTGCACAAAATGAAAGAAGAAAAGCACAAAGAAGATTAGCAAGAGAATTAGAAAAAAGTGGAGTTAAAACAGATTGGAAACATGCGTATGAGGAAAGTCTAAAACATGATTCATTATCCTCAAAAGCAAAAGGCTTGCAAAGTAAAATAGAAAGTTTAACTAGTTCAGGAGAAGGTTATAATGTTCAAATAGAAAGCGTAGCAGAAAGTATTAAAACTTTTACCTTTTTTGAATACGGAAAAGAGACATTAGCTAAAAAAGGTTCTGCCGTTGATATTCAAAGACGTAATGATATGTTTCAACACCAAATAAATCAATCTACAAAGAAGAATGGTTTAAGCGTATTAGAGAAGAAAGAAACACATGCATTTTATGCAGCTACGCAATGGATTTGGGATTCTACAAATGCAAATGAAAGACGTAATGAAGCCATAATGAACGAATTTGGTTTGACTAGTTTAGAGCAGGTTTATAAACTAATTGTTAATAAAGAATTAGATTTTAAAGAGTTTGGTTTTGAAGATAAAGAAGTTTTTGAACAATGGTTAGATTATGTTAGAACAAATATTGATTTAGATGAATTAAGAAAGATTTATAAGGAAGAAATGGAAGCTGATGAAAACGATGAAGCATCAGACGATAATTCTAGTCCGAGTGGTGGCGAAGCAATAAAGAATATCCGTATGAGAACTTCAAATAGATTTAAGCGTAGACATGGATAAGCAATATGTTATATGTGCATCTTTCGATACAGAAACAACTAATTACGGAATAGGTAAAGACAGTCGCGCATTTACCATATTATATATCTTTAATGATTTACGTTTTGTTGATTTGAAAACATATAAGATTGATGAAAACGATAAAATTATTTTCAAAAGAACTGAAGAAGAAGCCATTGAATTTATACAAGAATTAATTGATTTTGGTTTTAAAGCAAATTGTATACCGATTATTTGTGCTTACAATTTAATGTTCGATTTGCAAACGTTGTTATATGATTTGAATATGAAATATGAAATGACTGCAAACGCGCAAAGTTCAACAAATGTTTATACTTTGGATTTAAAAATGAATGATAAAACAGTGTTACGTTTTTGGGATTGTTTTCACTTAGAAATGCGTGGGTTAGCTGCAATGGGTGAAACTTGTGGAATTCCAAAAGCTAAAGGTGATTGGGATTATTCACTAATTAGAACTAAAGAAACAAAATTAACTGAAGAAGAATTGTTTTATGCAAAACGTGACGTGCAAGTAATTCCTGCATATCTTAGTTATTTATTGAATGCTAATGAATGGTTACAACAAAGTGATTTAGGCTTAAAGGTAATTACAAAAACGTCTTTAGTTAGGCAAATGGCACAAAAGAAAATAGGTCAAATAAGAGTAAAGAAGCAAAATGGAAAAGAAATGTCTTTGCTATGGATGTTTCAAAAAACTTGTTGTCAACAATTACCAAAAACTTATCAACAATATGCATTAAGAAAATGCTGTTTTAGGGGTGGTTTTACTTTTACAAGTGGTGTTGCTGCAAATAGATTACTAGAGAATGTGGCTAGTTTAGATGTTACAAGTATGCATCATGCTTTTATAAATGGTAGATATATTCCGATTGATTTTGCTGTTGTGAAAAATAGGACTTTAAAAAATGCAATTGATTTAGTTTTAGATAAGTCTATTGATGATGTTTTGAGTAACTATCATAAACCTTTTGAATGTGCTTTTCATGCAGCATTTAATTTTGTAAACATAAGATTGAAAAAAGATAGTTGTTTTGACAAATGGCAAATTGCATTAATACCTAGTGGAAAATTTAAAACAAAAGTAAAGAGTATTGAATATACTGAAAATTTATTGAATGTAGAAGCTGAAAATTATATACGTGAAAAAGGTTGGCATGATAGCGAAGTTAACGGAAAATTTGCTTTTGGTAAATTATATAAAGCTGATTTTTGTACATTGTTTTTATCTGAATTGGAATTGTGGTGTATATCTCAAGTTTACGAATGGGATAAAATAGAGCCTGTTTTTGGTGAATTAACAGTAAAGTTTAAATTACCGCCTGATTATGTAACTTTACAAAGTAACAATTTATTTGAAATGAAAAACGATGCAAAGATTATAAATAAGAAATATGTAGAAGGTATTCCATATGAAGATGATATACCGAACACAATTCCTATTGGCATTGCTAATTCTTTGCGAACTGGAAAATGTGCTAGTGGATTTTTTGATTCTTACTACACTTCAACTGTGAAAGGAATGTTTAATGGGATTTATGGCACAATGGCTCAGGATGTTTTTAAACCAACTTATATGGTTGAAGAAGGTGAGTTATATGTGGATAGTTCTACAAAAACGACGTTGGATAATTATGAAGAAAAGAAACCTAAACGTTGTAAAGTATTATATACATATGGATTAAGAATCGTTGGCGGGTCAAGAATGCATTTAATAATTGCTATGATTCTTTTATATAATGCATTCGGTAATAAAATTATAATTACTGGTGGTGATACAGACAGTTTAAAAATAAAATGCGCTGATGATATTACTAACGATGATTTGTTAGAAGTATTAGAACCATTACATATTGCAGTAAGAAACGCAATTAATTACACTATGAAAAGAGTTAGAAATTTGTTTCCTGAACTTGCATCAGATTTAAAAGGTATCGGTGAATTTGAGTGTGAAAAATGTAGTGGTTTCGATAGGTGGAAATACCATTATGAAGCATGGAATAAAGCAAGAATATCAATATCGCAAGATGGCAAAGTACATGTTACTTGCGCGGGTTTAAGTAGACCTATTGGGGTATATAATATAGAGGATTTCATACAAGACTTGATAAAGAAATATGATGTTGAAGATATTTTAACTAATGTTTTAGGTTATAATGTTTTTGTAACTTACGAACTTTGTTTTGCTTTAGAGCATAAAAGACCATATGCAAACGATATTTTCAATGAAGATGTAACAGACTATTTAGGTAATACATACCATGTTTATCAACCTGAAGCGATATGCTTATACGAAACTGGCAGATATTTAGGTGATACTTTAAAGAAAACTAATTTAGAAAATTTAAATTACTTAAAGGAGGTACAGAATTTAGACATTGATGATTCTGAAAAGTGGTTACAATTGAATAAAGAAACTGGAAAACCTGAGATAGTAATTGGTGGTGAAATTGTATATCATGGATAAATGGCAAAAAATAGCTGATTATGTTATGAGTTCTAAATTTGATAAATGGGCGCTGATTGGTGTTATTTTCTTTTATATTTATTTGATAGCTCAATTGATTAGGTGGGCAATATGTTAGAGGAAAATGTTGGTAAAGTGGCTTGCGTTTATTGTATTGATGAACGCGGTTATTCCACTAAACATTATTTGTTTTTAAATATATCTGAATTAGAAAATGATTGGGCTAAAGAATTTCTAAATAGAGTTAAAGACGATTTTGATTCTTACACAGTTGTTAGGAAGGTGTTATATGTCTAAATATTACGATTGGAATAAAACACTTTCATATGATGCTGATGTTACAATGGTTGTTGGGGCACGTGGTATTGGTAAAACATATGGTTTAAGATTACAGTTTATAAGAGATTTCATTAAAGACGGTTCGCGTTTTGTAGAACTTACCAGACATAAAAACGAACTTTCTGATTTTTCTGCTACATATTTTAATAGAATAGTAGAGAATGAAGAATTTCCTGATTATGTTTTTAAAACAACGCCACGACACGCTTATATTGCAGATAAACCAAAAGATGATGAAAAACCTAAATGGAAATTATGCGGTTATTTTGGTGCGTTAACTGAAGCGCAAGCGATGAAAAAACGCACTTATTCAAAGGTAAAAAGGATGCTGTTAGATGAAGCTGTTATTGATAAGCGTCTTGACCGTTATCATAATTATTTGCCAAACGAGTTTGGTATTTTGGCTAATATATTGGATTCGGTTTCACGAGAAAGAAGCGAAACAAAGAATTCTGATAGATGCCGTGTATATCTTTTGGGTAACGCTTGTGACCTACTTAATGTGTATTTTGCTGCTTATGGTGTGAATAAAGAACCAAAGGAAGGTTATTCGTGGCATAAAGGTAAAACAATGTTGCTTCATTATGTTAAAGATGCTGTTTATGCAAAAGAAAAAAGTAAAGACACTGTGGCTGGTAGAATGTTATCGGATACAGCTGATGAACTTGTTGCAAGCGCAAACGAATTTTTGAAAACGTCAAGTGATTTTGTTTATAAGAAACCCAAAAACGCTAAATTTTATTTTGGTATCGTTTATTGTGATTTACGTTTTGGTGTATGGGCTGATTTCAGTGAAGGGTATTATTATGTAACCGACAAGATACCACGTAATGCAAAACCAATTTACGCGCTTACTGCAAATGATAATAAAGTAAATTATATAATGGCCAAACGAGCTGAAGGAGTATTAAGAAGTTTCGTTGATTTGTATTATGTCGGAATAATACGATATGAAACACCTTACATTAAGGAACGTTTCATTGAAGTATTGAACTTGTTTGGAGTGAGATAAATGGTAAATATTAATAAAGATATGATTTGCATTAACGATATATATTTTGATGAAAATGAAGATATTAAAAAACTTGCTTTATATGTATGTGAATTAGAAAGAAAATCGAATTTTTATGAAAAAGGTTATAAAAAGGTTCTAAAACTTAATGATGAATTGAATATAAAAATAAGACGTTTACGTAAGATAAATCATATTTATAAAGTTGAAATGAATAGATGTGTAAGGAAGTTATCTAGAATTTATAATCAATTGCATTTGGATATATTTCTAACAAATACTTTAGGTTTAACTAACACTAATCCTGACGATTTTGTAGGAAGGTATAAGAATGTTTGATGATGAAATTCAATATCAAATTCATTTCAATGAGTGTTGGGATGAAACGATTTTTCTCACTCAACGCGAGTTAGAAGAATGGTTTGAAGAAATACAATCAATCGTCAACGATGAAACAATGCCAATACAGAAGCGTATGCAAAAAGTTGTTGACAACATTACAGCGGAGTGATATAAACTTACATACCATGTGGCGCTGTTATAGCGGTAAGTAAACAGAGTTTGGGCTTGTCAACGTGTGAAAACGTGCTCCCTGTTGGATTTGACAAATCTTTTAACTTGCATTTCAGTCAGCTATGTGGTATTTTAGCCGCGCAAGCGCATTAAAGATGTAGCTTGCGCGGCATTTTTGTTTTATGAGCAAAGAAAGGCGGTTGAAAATGGACGAAGAGAAGAATGAAGAAACTAATGAAGAAACTTCAGAAGAAACTAATGAAGAAACTTCAGAAGAATCCGAAGATAATCGAGAGGAGGAAACCACTGAAGAAATTAGAGATGAAGTTTATGTAAACGACGATGAAATTGAAATGCTTCGTTCTATTGAAAAGCGTTTCGATGTTCTTGAAGAAAAGCTAGATAACGCTATTTCCATGTTTGTTGATTCTGGTGCAATTGTTCAGGAACGAATTGATGATGAAATTTCCGATGATTATGAGGAAGATTTCATTGATATTGATGATTTAAATTTGAAGCTTTAAATATTAGGAGGTTTTCGCGATGGCGGAATTGAACAGTACAATTATGGATAAAGTTTGGCTTTATGGGTCGAATGATTTTCAGCAGAGAATTCCTAGGCCAACTCAAGGAAATATTTCTAAAACGATTGATGCACTTTTTGAGCCGATGAATAGAAATTATTTCAATGATTTCATGAATGTTCTTATTAATCGAATTGCATTCACTTATGTTCGTGGACAGCGTTGGAACAATAAACTTGCTGTTTTTAAGGGACAGAAAATCAATTACGGTTCTACCATTCAGGAAATTGCACCGAATTGGATTAGAGCACACGCCTATAATGTCGAAGAAGAAACGTTGCTTAAACTTAATCGACCTGAAGCACAAGTTTGGTATCATTCTCAGAATCGTCAAGATAGGTACGATATTTCCATTAGTTACGATGATTTGCGCACCGCATTTGTAGATGAATATGGTCTTAACAATTTCATTGCAAAAGTTATGGAAGTACCTCTGAATTCCGATGAATACGACGAATACCGTATCATGTTGCAGCTTATTGCCGAGTATGAAAATTCTTTCGGTTTTTACAAGCAGGCTGTTGGCGAAATTAATTCGGAACAAGCGGCTAAGAATTTCCTGAAGCAACTTCGCGCTGATGCTGGAATGCTCGAATTCCCGTCTGCTCGTTACAATGCTGAAAACGTTTCTATTCCCGTGTTTGCAAGGAATTCCGAACTGGTGCTTTTGATGACCCCTCAGGTTAAAAGTTCTTTGGACGTCGATGCGCTTGCTGTTTTGTTCAATATGGAGAAGGCGGATGTTAATCAAAGGATTGTAATTGTCGATGAATTCCCTATTCCCAATGTTCAGGCGCTTTTGACTACTGAAGATTTCTTTGTTTGTCATGACACTGTTTACGAGAATACTAATTTCTGGAATCCTCAAACGCTTGTGAACAATTATTATCTTCATCATTGGGGCATCTATTCCGTTAGTCCCTTTGTTCCCGCGATTCTGTACACTACTGAAGCGCAAACTTCTATTGTACCTGTTGCAAATATTATTGAAGGATTCAATTTAGTCATAGGTGACGGAAACGACCCCACTGTTAAAATGGGCGAAACCATTCCCACTAAGATTACGCTCAATGGACGGCTTCGTATTGGCATTAGCGCTAGTAGTCCTATTCCGTACACTGGTGACAAGATTATTCTTTCTCCCGATGCTGCAACGTATGAAGTGAATGCAACGTATAACGATGAACCTGTTCAGCTTAATTCGCGCACTTACGTTGACCGTTTCGGCGTGCTACATGTTCAGAAAACTGGTCTTGAATCTGGCACTGAAATTGCCGTCACCGCGACGCTTGCATATGTTGACCCGTCTCATGAACCAGTTGATTTCGAACCCGTTACCGCAACTGTTACCGTAGAATAAGTGATTTAAGGTGGTGTTTATAATGAGCGATTATCCGTATCTGGTTTATACCGACAAACAGAATGCGAAAATCGATGCTGAAACAATCGATTCAATGTCGGGCGGTTCTGGTGGAACTGATTATTATATTAAGCATAGAGGCAGTACTATAAATGATACTAATGTAACGTATGAAGCTGTTAATTCAGGAAAAGTTGATAAAATTAGAATGGAAACTACTACAGATATTGGCACTACTAGTGGATATTTTTATTTAACTGATAGTGTTACAGAAGGAGCTAATGACACTGTATATAATTTTAGAACTCAAGGCGAAGCATTAATATATGTATCTGTAAATTCAGAAGTAGGCCCTAGAATCATTAGTAGTTAATCTGAAAGGAAGATAACGTTATGGATTTTCCACATATTTCGGATACAAAATTCCCGTTGCTCGACAACGTCAACGTTTACAAGTACCAGAATAATTTTGACTATGCTCGTTGGAATGGAAAGGTTTCGTTCAAACTTCTTAACGTACTTTGGAATTCTAATTATGCGGATGTTCCGTATTTTGAAACTGATGAAGAACGCGATAATTGGTTTAACGCAAAAGATGGTTATGTAGGAACGCTCGAAACGCTGTTTAACAACACTCCTACAACGTCTGTAAGAATTCCTATTCCGTATAACGATGCATATAGATACAATTATCTTGTAATTGATATGCCTATGCAAACTAGTGTGGAAAATCCTATTAATTACGAAGATGCTGATATTCGTGTTAATCGTTGGTTTTATTTCATCGAAGATATGACGCAATTCGCGCCTAGCACAACCGAACTAACCGTTTCTATCGACTATTGGACAACTTTTATTAATTCAGTTGACATACCCTATCTTATGCTAGAGCGTGGTCACGCGCCTATGATGAAAACGACGGTTGACGAATTTCTTGCAAATCCCGTAATGAACAATGAATATCTTTTAGCCGATGATTTCAATTATGGCGGTGAAACCGTAATTCAAACGTCAAATTACTACCCTATTGGAAACGGCGAAAAGTATGTTCTGTTTTGCGCTCCATACAGTCGTGAAGCATTTGACCGATTTGGAGGAGTGGAATATTCTGGTAATTCCACTCCCCCTACTTACTCTGATACTGGCACTCGTTGGGGCTATCAACTTCAGGTTAATGATTATGAATGGAAATACGGCAATACAGATTATTCAAATGCGCAATTACCTATTTACAATATGATTCAAACAGGTTTGTTGAACGGTTGTGAATGTTTCGCTATCGAAGGAAAATACGCACGTGAATTCTTCAATGATTGTGCCCATAATTGCGTTCATTTCATTCACGGAATTCAAGCGATGTTCATTCTCGATGAAAGTTTGTTTGTCCGTTCGAACGAATTCAAATTCAGGGGATTCACGCTATACATTGCAGATAGGAAAATAAACAACGTTGACATTAAATTAACTAAAGAAGAATTCGGTTTTGATGCTAAGTATCGTGAAATTACTAAATTGTACACATTCCCGTATTCTGAATTGGAAGTTACTGACGATGATGGCAACGTGTTTTCCGCACGTGTTGAAAACACTGGAAACTTGAAAATGCATGAAGAAGTTTCGCTCATGTATCCATTCTTGAATTACAACGTTTTCATTAACGGCATCAACGGCGACGGAACTATGAAATACGTTTGGAAGAACATTCAAGACGGACATACTACGGAAACTAATTGCAGTATATGGGCGGATGATTTCAGCAAGTTCATGATGAATTGGGAAGTACCCGTATATTCTATTTTCGTTTCGTCCGAATACGAATATGCGGCAAACAATTTCTTCAACAACAAAGCGAAACGCGCTGGCGCTATCAAAGATTACACCAATGCTGTCAGGTACGCGAACACCACACGTGAAAACACGGCCGATTCAATGCAGACGAATACAAACAATGTTGCTGCAAGCGGTGCAACTAATACGGGTAACACGCAAAGAACTACATCTAAAAATGTAACAAATACTGCGGCTACAAATAACGGATTAGTTTCTAATATGGAAGATACAAATGATAATGCAGATTTAAAGATAGATGATTATTTAGATGGTGGTACAATATCTGATATTGGTGGTTCTGGTGGATATTTAAGCGATTGTTACAATGCAAATTTAAATAAACTTTCAGATGATGCTGATGCAGATTTAATTTTAATGGCACAAACATATCAATTGGGTCAAGATATGACAGTAGCAACAGCAACGGTAAATGCAGGTGCTTCAATTGCAGGCGGTATTGTAAGTGGTGCTTCTGCTGGTGCTGCGTTAGGTCCTCAAGGTGCTGTTGTTGGAGGTATTGCAGGCGGAATTAGTCAAGGTGTTACAGCTGGAATGTCGTGCGCTTTAACTTTAACTAATAACTCTAATTTGTATGATAATACAGTTGACCAAGTAAATGCAAAATTTAGGTCTGCTAGAGATGCTATGAAAAGAAGTACAAACGCACAAAAAACTTATAATGAAAATTGTAAAAATGCAGATAACGATTTACGTGAATCAATTACTAATCGATTTAGTGGACAAAACGGAATCAACAATTCTAATGAAAATAGAAATAAAATCGCTGAAGATACAAATGCTCAGAATATACAAGCAACTAACAACGCAAACGCAACGAGAACGCAGAACACGGAAACGGCAAACGCCACATATACAAGAAATGCGAACGTTGCAGCTGAAAAGGCTAATTTAGTGCAGAAGCAACTTGAAGCAGATTACCAGTATAGGAATGCTAGACTTCACGCGCCTGTTACTTACAGCAAATACTCAGGTAGTTTCGAACAAGATGCATACAAGCGTCGTGGTGTTAGATTCAATGTTAGAACGCAACCGAAAAGCATTATCGCGCAAACTGGTGATGCATTCTTGCGATTTGGATACGCATTGCATCGTGTGTGGGATATGGCAAACGGTTTTCATTACGGAAAGCATTTCACTTTTTGGAAGGCTGAAGATATTTGGATTAACGACGGCAAAGGCGTGACTAATGCAGCTACAAACACTATTGCACAAATTTTGCTGAAAGGTGTTACTGTTTGGAACAATCCTGATGAAATAGGAACTGTTGGAATTTACGACAACATTTAAAGGAGGTGTTTTAATGTCGCGTACTAAGAAAAATCAGAATGTTAAACTAGAAGAAGGAACACCTGGAAGTTTTTCCTTTGATTTTACTGAACTAATAAATTTATCTAAATGTGCAAAAAAGGATGGTAGACCTAATTACTGGGAATCAGCCGATTACAACACACGTTTGTTCATGATGTTCAGGGCTGAAATTTTGGGAATGGCTTTATCTCGTTTCAAATGGTTGAATTTGCCTAAGACATGTGATGAAAGATATTTGGAACTTACTTTGATTTTGCAAGGTCAAGCAAGTATCGCATTTCCTAGAAACAAGAAAGGCGTTTTCTTCAGCACACAGTTAGCGCAAGTATCACGGCCGAACATTTACGATAATCCTACTAGATGGAGAGCTATTGGAAACAACGGCTTCAATTTTGATGCTGATTGGAATAGCGGTGTTGTTGTATGGGATAATCGAATGAGATACCCATTGCTTCAAAAGATAAATATTTGGGCTAGGGAACTTACAGACATTGTTAGAACCAAACAACTTAATAGACAGCACCAAAAAATTCCATTCATTTTCAATGTGCCACAAGAAATGAAGCAACAGGCTGAAAATATCTATAAGCAAGTTAGTGGTGGTTCACCCGCAATTATCGGTACAACTGGAATGGAACAATTTAAACCTGAAGTTTGGATGACAGGAGTACCGTACATTGGAGAAGAACTGAATTCTGAAATGGAAAACATTTGGAATGAAGTTTACCAGTGTTTGGGTATTGCTAATCAAACGTTTAAAACGGAACGCATGATTGAGGATGAAGTTAAGTCGCAACGTGAACCGAGTCAAATGTCGCGTTTGGATTCACTTCTTTGTAGGCGTGAAGCGTGTGAAAAATTGAATGACCGTTTTGGTGAATATTTCAAAGAACCTATAAGAGTGGTTTGGAATTACGACAATGCAAGCGATAATTACAATTTCAAACATGATTTAAAGCAAGTTCTTGAAGTTGAAATGGGGAGGGATATTGAAAATGAGTAGCGTTGATTACTTTGATTATGTTAACTTTCCTGATTATCATGCGGTATATTCAATTCAATTGTGCGAACTAATTAATTCTGGAATGATTGACTTTAGCGATGAAAGCTGGGATTTCGATTCATACCAACGTGAAGGTGTTGAAAACGATAGAGAACAGCGTGACAGATTGTGGATGAAATTTGAGAAAAGATTTTATTGGAGAGAGATTGGAATTATTCCGCCTGGACAATGGAAATGGGAATTACTAAGAAAACTAAATGAGATTATGCCTAAATATAAACCAGCTTATAGAGCTTTAGATAACGGTCAAAATATTTTGCAACATTACGGTGAATACGGTAAGTCGCGTAACATTTTCTCCGAATTTCCGCAAACTCAATTGGGAGCAAATGAAGATTATGCGACTAACGGAACTGACCGTGAACATGAGGAAATATATTTGGGCGATTGGATGGAACAAATTGGCAAACTAAAAAATTACGATGATATTGATGTTTGCATTCTTAAAGAACTTGAAACAATGTTTTCTTGTATGTTCACTGTTAACGTAAACGGTTATTAAAAGGAGGTGTTTTTATATGCCATCTTATTTACCTGGTTTAAACTTTCCTATTTACAGCGGTTGGACTAGATACACGCCTGTTATTCCTAAGCTATATTGGGATGTATATTCTGCTGAACAAAGGCTTAAGCAATTATGTCTATCTTTTGATAAGGTAGAACATTATCTTGATTACATTGCTGAAATGATGAACGAATGGAACGTCGAATTTAGCGATGAAATGCAAAAAGAACTAGAAGAACTTTGGAATGCGGTAAACAACGGTCTTGAAAATGCAGCAAAAGATTGGATAGCTAATAATCTCGAATGGGTATTTAAAACTGTAGCTAAACAAGTTTATTTTGGTTTAAACGAACAAGGTTATTTTGTTGCATATATTCCCGAAAGCTGGGATGATATTGTATTTGATACTGGTGCTGTTTACGGAATTGACACATACGGACGTTTGATTTTGCGCTGGGATGTTGACAATTCTGGCGAGACTGTTAACCAACGACCTGAAGAATGGAGTTAAGCAAATGACTGTTAGGGAATATATCGGTGCTCGTTACGTGCCTTTATTTATCGGTGAATGGAATAGCGAAAATGCATATGAACCTTTGTCTGTAGTATCTTATCAAGGAAATTCTTACACTTCGCGTCAGGCGGTTCCCGTTGGAATTCCCATTACCAATGAAACGTATTGGGTTGTTTCTGGAAACTACAACGCGCAAGTAGAAGCATATCGACAGGAAGTAAGGACTTTCGATAGCCGAATTACTGCAAATGCAAATGCAATTGAACAGGAACGTGATGAACGCAAAGACGATTTCAATGCTGTTGAAGATGATATTGAAGCTGAAAAAACAGCTAGGCAAAATGCTGATACTGCACTTCAAAATGCAATTACAGCGGAAGAAACAGCTAGGCAAAATGCGGATGATGAACTAGCTGATAAAATAAATGAATTAGAAGAAAACATAACTTTTAATGAAAGTTTAGAAATTCACATGTTTGATGGTGTTAATCCTGGAAATTATACAGCTACTTTAGTAAAAGCAAAAGATAAAGCAGTATTGATTGACACAGCTGTTGATTCTGGTTTAATTACATTTATTAACAACCTTAATGTATCACATTTAGATGCATTAATTATCACTCATTTTCATATTGACCATTACGATACTACTAATTTAGCAAGATTAATTAGTGCAAATTTAATTGATGTTGATACCAAAATTTATAAACAAATGGAACCAACAGCAAGTAATGACCAATATAATTTATACGTTACATTAAATAACGAATTAGAAACAACTTTACAATCAAACGGTTTAAACCCTGCTATTGTACCTATTAATGAAAGTGTTTTAGAATTAGATGAATTAAAATTAACTTTCTTTAATACAAATACTTCATTTAAAACTATATATGATAATCAATCATGGGCTAATAGAAGTATTCCTAATTCTACTCCAACAGATTTTGCGCAACGTAGAACTAGTTTAAATAATTACAGTTTAATTGTAAGATTTGATTATAGATGCTCTTCTTATTTAGAATTAGGTGATTTGGAAGGAATGGGTCAAAAATTAAATCTTGAATATATTCAACCTGTTGATGTTTGCAAAGTTCCACATCATGCAGCTAATAAAATGGGAGTTGAAAATTTCTTTGAAAAAATAAATCCTAATTTTTGGATTCTTTCTAACCATTTTCTTGAAACAGATGTTGAAAATAGAACTGATTTAGGTGCTTGGATTTTATCTTATATTTATAGATACTTAGTTTATAAATCTATTCAAACTCCTATTATTACAAATATTAATAATAATGTTGAAATTAAGATTTTGTATGGTAATGTTATTAAAGCTGAAGGACATATTTTAGATAAAGATTATAACCCTGATGATACGCTAGCACCTACAATGCAATTTGGTAGTATTTTACCGCCTGATATTTATTATGAGAATCCTTATTATATATTTACTAATGATTTTACAATTCAAGAATTACTAAGAGTGTTTAAGAATTATGATAGTGCTAACATGCCTGTTAGTTGGAGAATTCCTACTAGTGGTATTTTTAGTCAAACTGAATTTAGTATAAAAATTAGAGAATTGTTTGAACCTTTTGATGTTTCTACTAGGGTAATATATCTATCACACGATGAATATATGCATCCGACAGTTAGTTTTGCATCAGTGGCAAATCCATATCAAACAATTGTTATATATGAAGCTAATGGAAATAACGTTACACTAAAAAGTTTTTCTAATGTGAGTTTAGGAGACCCTCAAATTATTTTAAATTTTGGAGAAAATGGTTTAAAAACTGGAGATAATATTACAGATAACGACCCTAATAATTATTGGACTAACATGAGACTTTCTAGCATGATTGAATGTCAAGTTGCAAGTGGAAGTTTAATAACATTAACTAGAAAACAAGGATATCCAAAAACTGATACAAACCAAAGAAGTGCATTTGAAGGATTTGCTTTTAACACAGATGCAAGTTATATTTACAATGTGTATATTAATTTGTCTGGAGAAGTAAGAACTAGACGTGTTAATATTGCAAATGGAACTGTAGATTCAAGTGAAGATATTGTAAATATTATGAGTTTGCGTAGAATTATGTAAAAGGAGTTAAAATGCGCGGAATAGATGTTAGCAATTGGCAAACTGGAATGAAACCTAGCAATTTAAATATTGATTTCTGCATTGCAAAAGCAACTGAAGGAATTGGTTACACTGATGCATCTTGCGATAGTTTTATTCAAGATTGTATTGCAAACAATATTTTGTGGGGTTTCTATCATTTTGCTCGTGAAAATGAACCTGAAAAAGAAGCTGAATATTTTTATAATGAATGCAAAAATTATTTTGGTTATGGAATTCCTGTTTTAGATTATGAAACAACTAATTACAATAATCGTGAATGGTGTGAACGCTTTATCAATCGTCTGCATGAATTGTCTGGTGTTTGGTGTTTGATTTACATTAGCGCTTACATGTGTCCTCAATTCAATGGCTCGTGGATACCTGAAAAATGCGGTTTATGGGTAGCTGGATACCCTTACACAATGTCCGACTGGACAAACGATAATATGCCTTACGATGTTTCACCATTCAAAGTGGTTGCAATTTGGCAATTTACTAGCAGCTTAATTTTAAACGGTTTTTGGGAGAAATTAGATGGTGATATTGCCTACATGGATTCTGAAGCATGGATGAAGTACGCTAAATGTGAAGATTATAATGAAAATCCGGCCAAATCAATCGACGATTTAGTATTGGAAACGATTTTAGGTGAATACGGAATAGATGATGAACGTAAAAAAATGTTGGGCGATAATTACGAAAAAGTTCAAGCTAGAATAAATGAACTATACAATATCGCAAATGAAGTAATCGAAGGAAAATGGGGTAATGGTTGGAACCGTGAAAACGCTATAAATGGTGCTGGTTATCCATATCACATTGTCCAAAGAATTGTTAATAATATTCTTTCGTAGAAGGCGCGTTGGCGGAATTGGCATACGCAGCGGACTTAAAATCCGCCGATTTTATCATGTGAGTTCGAATCTCACACGCGCCACCATTTAGGAGGTGAAACGTTTATGGATATGAACAGCATTATTACAGCCATTGGAAGTGTTGGATTTCCGATTGTTGCGTGTTGTGCTCTATTCTATCTGTACAACGAAACTATTACTAAAATCACTACTACATTGAATCTGCTAAACAAGTCTGTTGAATTGTTAGCAGAAGAATTAAAGGTTAGAATGGAAGAGGAAGAAAAATGATTTATAGTGAAACTTTCTGGGTTATCTTTGCCATCTTCTTTTGGGTTCTGCTAGCATTGTTAGTTGTTACTTTAATGGCTGATACTTACGTAAAGATTATGTATTACAAATGGGATAGCGATGCACGTAGGGACGAACTGATTAAAAGCAAGGTGGGGGGATTTTTGGAAAACGAAAAAAACCCTGGTGGGGTAAATTCAGACGACGAAAATTAACCCTGGGTAGTTTCTGAAAAAATTACCTACACAAGCGCTCGTATATGCGGGCGCTTTTTTTCGCGCATACGCGCGTGCGCACGCGCGCCCGTACCTATATAAAAGGAACTCGACCATATGAACGTGTGAACAACTGTTCATATTTGATAATTTATTACGTTTTAAAATGTTCGTAACATTATGATGAAATTATGGAGTGCAATTCTGATTTGCAATTCTCAAGCAAAACCGCCCGAAAATCTGGTAAGATTAGTGCATCGCAAGGGCGAAATGGAAGTAACCCTAGGAAGTGAGAAGAGGTAAACAAAATGACGAACACGAAGAACACCGAAAGCAAGAAGTCCACCCGTTTCGAGAACAAGCAAACCGTGTTGAAAGGTGAATACATCAATCTTGATACAGTCGAACGTACACAGTTCGAAATCACCGTCCCTTATGTCCGCTCTGAAAAACTCGCGCTTGATGCGGCTTATAAGGCGCTCGAACTTGACAAGAATTTCATCATCGATTCTCGCAAGTTCGAAATCGTCAACGAGAAGAGCATTCCCGTTCGCTACAGCAACACGAAACTGTATGACAACAGGCGCGATATTTTCGCTACCGAAGAGGAAGCAAAGGCCGCTTGCCTTAACAGCGAAACCGTGAAAAGCGTTTCACTTTACACCGTAGTTTCGAACGTTTGGACGCTCGATAATATCGGCGAATACCATACGCATAAAGTATCCTATGAAACGCCTGTCAACATCACGAAGTCTGATGCTAGAGCGTTCGTGAAGATGCGCTTTGAGAAAGAATCCGAAGAACAGGTTCTTGCTCTTCACGACACGAAGAAGGAAGAGAACACATTCTTCGTAGTTATCGAAGAAGAAGCGCTCAAGCGCTGCATCATCGAGAAGAAGCACGCTGACAAGTAGCTTCTAACCGTCTGAAATGGCTTGTAACGGTTCAAACCCGTTGCAAGCCATTCACATACTCATGAAATACAAACTCACGCTTAGAAAGGAAATGAAATGACTGTCACGATTCAGGATAGAATCATTGGAATGTATCTCATAGAGTCCGACATTACAACCGACAGGCGTTACACAAAAGTCACGAGCGCGGAAATTGCTCAATTCATCGATGAATATCATTCTGAAATGTTTGAAAATATCGCAAGTGATTTTACGTGCTATCATTGGTTTGAATTCCTTTTGCAACATATGACACACTTCTCTTATCAGGAACTTGAAATAGAATGGCTTGCTGATAATCGCCCAATTTCGCAATACAGCCCTTATTCGGTTTTGGCTGAACTTTACAGCTATGATTCATTCGAAGATATGCAAAAAGATTTCACGGTCATTTCAGATTGTGCCATAGACGGTTTTCTAGTGTTCTAAAAGCCGATTAAAAGCAATTCGATAAAGCGCGCGGAAATTTTTCGCGCGCTTTTTATTGAAAATTATTTTCATGAAAAATAAATAATTAGAAATAAATCGGTATTAAAAGCGAAATATAAGGGGAAAATTCATGTCAGGAAAGTGCCTACCCACA